ATCGTTTGCATATTCAGTTCCAAATGTATACTCAACTAATCCTAAATATGAAACTTCGTTTGTTTCAGCTATCTCATTAATCCTGTTCAAAGAATCCATAATTTCTGGGTCAATAATATAACCTTGTTTTTTCAAGCTATAATACTGGAACTCTAAGTAATCATGGTTTTCGGTAAACATAACTGGTTTCTTAATGATACCTACTGGAGTTAAAGTATTTATATAAAATTTCAAAGTCTTCATAAAAGCCTCCCTTTTTATAGCTTATACTTATATTATAACATGAATAACATTGCATGTCAACAACTTTTAATAACTTTTATTAAAAAACATTATAATACAACTAAACACACTTAGGTATAAGGGATACAAGGATAAAAAAAAGATAAAAAGGCTTAAGAGGATGTAATAAATTACGGCCTTTTTAAAGGACTGGATATTAACCTATTTGCATTTAACCGGTTTTATCCAATTTATCCGGTATTTTCTCGTCGGAAAGTTACGAAAGTTTAGCTCTCCGGCAAGTCAATGTAGACTGGAGAATAAAAAAAGATCACGAGTTTACATAAATCTTCCCCAAAGTTTATAAAAACAAACCAACATTGGGAGAGATTTTTACTTATAGAGTAACTAAACAAAAAAAATTTAGGTCACTCTATAACCTTAAAACATTGACAAAGCCTTAATTCACACTTTAATATAGGGGGGTATATTTTAACAAGAGGTTACTATGGGAAGTAGGGCATTATCAAATAAAGAGGAAGTAAAACTTGAATTTGTTGAAGCTATAAAAACGAACTTTGGATTGCTTACGGTAGCATGTCAAGCAGCTGGCATATCATTTCAAACTTATCGCAACTGGTATAAAGCGGATAAAGAATTTGCCTCAAAGGTAGATGCTGCTGTTACTGATTCATTTGAACGCACCACTGATATGGCAGAGAACAAACTTTTTTCAGCTATAAGCAAAGGCGAGATGACCGGCATTATCTTTTATCTTAAGACCAAAGGTAAGAAGCGTGGATATATCGAGCGTCAAGAAGTCACCGGCAAGGATGGCGAAAGTTTATTTGCAGGAGCTTCTTTAAAACAAATAGCAAAAGAAATAGCTAAAGATGAATAACAACGACTTGTTTATTATCTCGGCTGCTAATGAATACTTTAAAGCTTTTGTTGGGGCAATACATGAGAACTACCTATATGCTAAGCATAATAGGCTGATTATGGATAAGCTCCAGCAAGTTTCTGAAGGTAAAATTAAACGATTGATCATTAACGTAAGCCCAAGATCTGGTAAGTCGTTATTGTCGAGTCAATTATTGCCAGCTTGGTTTTTAGGTAAATATCCGGATAAAAACATAATATGCACCACCTATGGTCAAGAGCTTGCGGATAATTTCGGAAGGCAAGTTCGTAACACCCTAAAGGATCCAAAGTATCAGGCAATATTTCCCGGCACGGTACTTGCTGATGACTCCTCTTCAATTAAGAAGTTCGCAACAACAAAAGGTGGTCAGTATATAGCAGTTGGCTCTGGTGGTTCGCTGACTGGTCATGGTGCTGACTTAATCATTATCGACGATCCAATAAAAAACAGAGCCGATGCTAATTCACCTAGAATAAGAAACAATGTAATTGATTGGTTTAAATCAACCCTCTATACAAGGCTATCTCCAACTGGAACTATTATTATCCTGCAGACAAGGTGGCGAGAAGATGATTTATCAGGATACCTATTAGAACATGAACCAGAGAATTGGGACGTGATTAAAATACCGGCAATAAACGAGGAGGGTGAATCCTATTGGCCCGAGCGCTGGTCAGTTGATAAGATTAATGATATTAAAAAAACAGTGGGCTCATATGAATTCTCCGCACTTTATCAACAATCCCCATCTCCAGCCGAAGGCGGAATGTTCGAACGTAGATGGTTTGAAGTGGTGCAAGCTATTCCAGCAAGTGCTCAAAGGGTTCGTTACTGGGACCGTGCTGCTACTGTTAAAACGAGTGGGAACGATCCTGACTGGACTGTTGGATTAAAAATGGCTAAAGATAAAGACGGGATTTTATATGTCGAAAATATAGTTAGGTTTAGAGGCTCTAGCCTAGATGTTGAAAAAGCAATAGTTAACACAGCAGCTCAAGATGGCTTTAAATGCAAAATAGGACTAGAGCAAGATCCGGGTCAAGCAGGTAAAATGGAAGTTGAATATCTAATTCGCAAGCTTCAAGGTTTTATTGTAAGCTCTCATAAAGTTACCAAAGATAAAGTAACTAGAGCAAGCCCAGTTGCCTCTCAAGCCGAAGCTGGCAATATTAAAGTACTAAGAGGAGATTGGAATGCTGCATTTTTTGAAGAGCTCGAGATGTTCCCATTCGGCGCAAAGGACGACATGATCGACGGCCTATCAGGTAGCTTTGGCATGCTAGTAACTCAAGGTCTAGATTATAGCCTCTTTACAAGGATGTAATCTTTTATCCTTTGCTCACTTAATGTAATCACTGATTTAAATTGTCATTTACTTTATTATTTTGTAGTCTATATAAAAGTTAAATAAAAGAGTAGGTCAATGACTGATAAATCAAGAGAAGACGGTTGGGCTAATGTCATAACTAACATGGGCATAAAAGGTAGGGATCGAACCAAGTCAAATAAATACAACCGGAACGAACGATTAGGATATGGAGCTTTAGAAGATTTATACATTGGCGATGGCTTTGCGAAAAAGGTAGTTGATCTAGTACCCATCGAAATGACCAGACAATGGATCGAAGTTAATGGCGATACTGATAATCTTATTGTTCAAAGGTTAGAAGAAATAAACGCTAAGCAAAAGATTACCGACTTACTTAAATGGGCACGACTATATGGAGGAGCTATTGCAATCATGGGTATCGATGATGGCGGCGAGCTGACCGATCCAGTTAATGAAAAGCAAATCCGCAATGTTGAATTCATTCATGTATTCGATCGTCAATTAGTTACTTGGTCATCTGTTGATCTTTATAATGATCCTAACAATATTAAGTTTGGACTTCCAGAATATTATACAGTGACCCCATTAAACACTGGCACTATCTTCAAGGTTCATGAATCGAGAATACTTCGTGCCGATGGTGACCGAGTTCCCGATCGTGTTATGCAGCAAAATAATGGCTGGAGTTATTCAGTTCTTCAAGGTGCATATGATCAAATCAAAAACCTTGGATCGTCTTATGGCATCGCTTCAAATATTTTAGAAGACTTTGTACAAACAATATTAAAGATTGATAACCTTCAAGAGCTACTCGCAAGTGGTCAAGATGAATTAATAACCAAGCGTCTTAACATTATCGATATGTCAAGGCATGTAGCTAACACGATCCTACTTGACTCACGTGAGAGTTATTCTAAGCAGGCAAGTTCAATAGCTGGTCTGGAAGCTGTTATCGATAGGTTTGGTTTAGCATTAGCTGGCGTTACCGGAATACCTTATAGCTTCCTTATGGGGCAGCCACCAAGTGGTTTGCAGTCAACAGGTCAGGCCGATGTTCGAATGTTCTACGATATGATTAAGTCAAATCAAGAGGATAAACTAAAGCCGATCTTAGAGAAGTTAGTTAGGTACATGATGCTAGCAAAAGATGGACCATTCAAAGGTAAGGAGCTTGAGAGTTGGCAGGTGGAGTTCGTACCGTTATGGCAAATGGATGAAGCTCAAGAGGCAGCATATCGCAAGACCGTTGCCGAGAGTGATGCTATATATCTCGACCGAGGGGTGCTTACTCCATCTGAAGTTGCCATCTCAAGATTCGGTGGCGAGATGTTCTCGAATGAAACAGTGCTCGAAAACGAAAGCCGTGAGTCAATAATGCAGACCACTAATGAGGGATCAGTAGCACTTGATGAACATATTAAATCCCAACATAGCCTAAAAGAAGATCAGGATAATAAAGAAGCAAAACTTGAAGAAGAGTATTTGAAGGTATTAAAAAAATTAGCAGAGTAATTCAATGAAATTCGAAGTCTTAGCAAAGCTGCTACTTATAAATAAATTAAAAAAACAGCTAGATAGACTGGATAAAGAACAATCCAGTCAGGCTAATTCTAATGATGTTTCGATCGAGCAGGTCTATAACAAGATAGCTATTTTAGATAACGAACTCAAAAACCTAGATAAGGTTAGCTCTGAAAAGTTAAACGAAGTAAAAGACCTAGCTAATAAGTTTGCTAAAGAAGATAAAGAACGAGCCGAGAAGTTAATTGATCATGCCGACCAAGCCGTAAGCAATAAATATCAAGAGCTTAGAGAAGACCTAATCAGCCAACTTGAAAAGCTAATCAAGATTCCCAAGGATGGTAAGGATGGGAAAGATGGCTCAAGGATAACCGATGCGAGAATAGATAAAGGTGAACTCATCATTGCTATCGATGGTCTTGAGCAGAACCTAGGTAAGATTGTTATCAAAGGCGACCGAGGTGACCAAGGCGAGCCGGGTCAAGATGCAGTCAGTATAAAGAGCGTGCAGCTTATAGACTACCAACTGGTCATTAGACTAACTGATGATACGGTATATGAACTCGGCAACGTTCGAGGTGAGAAGGGCGAGAAAGGTGAGATGCCCGATCACGAATGGCGACAGACTAGCCTAAGGTTCGAGAAGCCAGACGGAACATGGGGCAAGTGGGTCAACTTAAAAGGCGATAAAGGATCAACAGGTGGCGGCATTGGACCAGTAGTATCAGGCTCATCAAGTAGGCTAACAACTAAAAACAACAATGTATTATTAACAAACGATACCAAAAGCATTAACTTCGGCGGCGATATACAGGCGGTCAAGACGAGTTCGAACTCCATAGATGTTTCAGTATCATCGACAGCAGGTCAGCTACCTTGGAATATAATAACCCAAGACCAAGTTGCCGAGAATACTAATGGCTATATAACAAATTCAACTAATAGGATAAACCTAACGCTGCCCATCACTGGTCAGGTTGGGGATATAATTAAGGTGATGGGTCTTGGACTTGGTGGATTTCGGATCGTGCAAAACCCGGGTGATGTTATATATTTTGGTAATAGGGATACTACAGTTGGCCCATCTGGCTATATAGATTCAATCCAGAATAGAAATACTTTGGAACTAATTCGAGTAAGTGATAAAATATATATGATTGCGACAGCAGTCGGAAATTTCATAATTAATTAACGGAGAATATTATGACACAAAACGTATGGAACAGTGATTATCCAGTCAATGATGGTGAGATTATCATTGGTCAAACCGGTGGTAATCCCCAAGCCGCTACTATTACCGCTGGTAATGGTATCGAAATTACTAACGCCGCAGGTGCTATTACAATTACTTCAACTGGTCAAAAAGAAGCTGAAGTTGTAACTGCTAATACATCAATGGTGGTTGATACTAACTATATCACTAATGGTGCTACTAAGTTAGAGATGACGCTGCCAGCAGCGATCGCAGTTGGATCTATCTTCAGAGTAACTGATATTAACTCAGGCTTTAAAATGATTCAAGGAGTTGATCAATATATCAACTTTGGTAATAGAACAACTACAGTTGGTGCTTCAGGTAATGTTGACACTCTACAAGATAACAGCTCATTAACTTTAATCTGCGTTGAAGAAAACCTAGGTTTTAATGTGTTATCTGCAGTTGGTAACTTTAATCTAGATGCAGTCTAATGGCAACAGTCAATTCATTAAATAATGTAAATCTAACGGTTTCTAAAAAAGGTACGATTATTGAGGACCTAACTGAGACGCTTGATTTTAACGATGATGTATTTGACCTCCAGTTGGTTGGTGGTGATTATCCAGATGTGTTAGTCACCATCAATCCAATTGAGCTACGTAAAAAGCTCTTTAACAGAGTAGCCATTTCAAGTGATTACACAACGCAAAGTAACGATATATATATTGCCGTTGATACAACAAGCGCAGTAACTATTACTTTGCACGATGGATATGAAGGCGAAAAGTTATACATAAAAGATGAAACAGGTAACGCCAAGTTTAGACCCATTACGGTCCTTGGTGATATCGATATAGATAATGAAATAAAGATGCAGGTCCAGTTTATCGGCTTGCAATTTATATATACAAATGGGCAGTGGGTAATAGTATGAGTTTTATATTTGATGATAGGATTGGATTTAATGATGATGCCACAGTTGATGCATACGCTAGGCTTAGAGTATCGAAACCATTTGGTATATTCAATAGCTCATTGCAAAACTCAATTAACGATACTGAGTGGGAAACGTTTACCTCAGGAACCGGAAGCACAACATATCTTGCCGAACAATCGGCTGCCCTTTTAAATGTTGGAACCGCAAGTGGTGATCGTTGTTTAAGACAAACTTATAGAACGTTTCAATATCAAACTGGAACAGGTTCGCAAGCTTTAATGACTGGTGTTTTAGGTAATACACAATCAGGTACTTCATCTAGAGTGGGGATGTATGATGATTTTAATGGATTGTACTATGAAGTTAAAGATGGTGTTTTTGGAGTTGTGGTTAGAAGAACCCTATCGACTGGCAATACTGAAGAGATCCGAATTGATCAAAGCAACTTTAATATCGATAAGATGGATGGCACTGGAAGGTCGATGTACAATATCGATCTAACAAAAGCCCAAATATTCTCAATTGATTTTGCATGGCTGGGCGTTGGTAGGGTTAGGTTTTCAATATGGACGGGCAATTGTTTTTGTGAGGCTCATGAGTTTAAATATAACAACGTACTTGATTCGGCCTATATGGGCAAAGGAGATCTACCTCTTCGCTATGAAATTGTTAACACAGCCGCAACTGCCGCAACAAGTAACATGAAACAAATATGCTCATCAGTATTTATTGAAGGCGGAACTAATGAAAGCGGATATTCTAGAGGGGTAACTACTCCATATGAAGTTGAGTATAACGTACCGGATGCAGATGCATGGCACAACATAGTTTCAATAAGAGTAAAGCCCGGTCAGGATCGAGTAACAATTCAACCATTTTCCTTTGGTATAAATAACGATACTGGTAATAAGTTCCAAATAGCTCTTTTAAAGAATGCTACTGGATCTTTAACTTGGACCGATAACGGAGGCTTTTCGCAAAGCTCAGTAACGCAAACAGCTTTAAGTGGCGGTGATATATTATTTACTGACTCAGGCAATGAAAGGGTTTCGGTAAGTATTGACTTATTGCAAATCAGAGATCGCATATCTACAAAGTATAGCGGCGATCCTCAGACCTTCAGCTTAGGTGTTAGAAGAGTATCAGGTTTATTAGATGTCACTGGTCAGTTTAACTATATTGAATACAGGTAATGTCAAAAGAAAAACTAATTAATGCCATTGCTAAAAGACGAGCTCAAGTGGGTAATAAGAAGATACCTAAGTTTGGATTGGTTCCACGTGAACCAAAGCAACCCGAACGTGAATATGAAAAAGCTTTAACTGATTATGTTCAAGTCTTTATCAATATGATGAATGATATCTTAGTTCCGCAGTTAGATAATTTATATAATCAAGCGGTAGCCTTAAGACCTGACTCAAGAGCAGATGATTGGTCAAATGATTTGGAACGTCTTCTCGATGCAACCATGCTAAGCTTTGAACGAAGAGCACCGAATCCAAGAGACTTAAGCAATACAGCTGCTGGTGAAGTAAATGAATTTAATAAGAAAGATTTTAACCGGGTTATGCAATCGGCATTCGGGGTTAATGTAGTAGCAAGTGAGCCATGGCTTAGACCTCAAATAGCATCATTCACTAATCAAAATGTTCAGTTAATAAAAAATATAAGTAACGATGCAGCAACTCAAATCGAAGGGATTGTTCAAAGAGGATTTGCAACCGGTGCTGGCGTCGGGAATATCAAAGAACAAATTGAGCAAAGATATGCAATCACTAAAAGACGATCGCAACTGATAGCTCGTGATCAAGTATCGAAACTTAATGGTCAGCTTACCGAGTACCGCCATAAAGAAGTGGGTATCGAAAGATATAGATGGGTAACCGCCGGTGATGAAAGAGTTCGCTCATCGCATGCCGAGCTCAATAACAAAATATTTTCATATAATAACCCACCCTCAGTTGGTAACCCGGGGCAACCCGTCCAATGTCGGTGCGTTGCTCAACCTTTGATCGAAGGATTTGATGAATGATATTGATTAAAATGAAACGATAAGCAACTTATTAACTACATAATAATTACAAATATATTTAAAACCTCGCCTTGTGGTTGATTTTCATGTAAACTTTTTATACCATAAAGTTTTAATATTTAGGTTAACGCAGTGCAGACCATAGAAGAGTTAAACTCAATCCAAAGATTTGACCAAGGTGTTGTCTCTGCAGCAGAGGTGACAGACGAAGGTTATCTCAAAGCTAATGCGATTGTCACCCGAACAGGAGTGTTCGTATATACCAATCCAGATGGCAGCGTTAGACGTGAGCTTAGACATCCTGATGACGTCTTTGAGTTCGATAGTCTGCAAACTTTAAAAATGATTCCAATAACCAATGGTCATCCTGAGCAAGCGATAGTTAATTCGCAAAATTCAAAGGAGCTATCCATTGGATTTACAGGTGAAAAAATAAATACCGACGGTCAGTATCTTACAGCCTCATTACTCATTAGTGATGATGAAGGTGTAAGGGCAGTTCGTTCAGGTGAGAAAAGGGAATTATCCCTTGGGTATATGGTCGAGTTAGTTAGGGAGGACGGTACTTATAATGGTCAAGATTATGACTATCGCCAAACTAAGATTCGCTATAACCACCTTGCTATCGTTGAGAGAGGTAGAGCTGGTCCGAACGCTCGGATCAATATCGACTCTTTTGATGATAATAACTTAGTGGCTTGTGATGATGATTACATAGCTAGTATTCAATTAAAAACGGAGAAGAAAAATATGACAGATGAGAAATTTGCCGTAGTGACTCTTGATGGGCTGGAATATAAATCATCCCCAGAAGTTGCTAAAGCTTACGAAAAAACTGTTAAAGATCTTGCTGAAAAAAATGACAGCATGATTGAAATAACTAAAGAGCTAGAAACTCTAAAAGCAGATCGTGATTGCTTAGCTGATAAACTTGAAGCAGCTACAAAAGTAGATCACGCAGCGGAAATTAAAGAAGCTGTTAAAGCAAGAGTGGCTTTAATCGGTGACGCTAAAACGCTTTTAAAAAACACTGATGCAGAAATCAACTTAGATGACATGAGTGATGTAGAGATTATCACAGCTGTTGTTAAAGAAAGATGCCCAAAAGCAAATCTTGATGAAGCATCTGAAGTCTATATCAAAGCAAGATTCGATACACTTTTAGAAGATCATGTGGAGCCGTCAGTAAGCATGGCTAAGCAACGTGAATTAGTTGCTCCAAAGCTTGATGCTAAAGAAGAAGTATCCGCAGATGAAGCTAGAAAGAAAATGCTAGATCGTCTTAAGAACAGCGACAAAAACAAAAAATAATTAGAGGTCTATAATGTCACAAACAGAATATAAATTTAACATGGAAGTAGGCCAGCCGGGTCTTCTTTATGATATCGATACAACATCAGTATTAAGTTACAACGCTGCTGAAGCGATCCAATTTGGATTTGGTTTAGTACAAGGTGCTTCTGCTAATCAAGCTAGACTTGCTGCTGAGAACTTAGCAACAGTTTCTTTCGATGCTGATTTCGTAACTGATAATGAAATCGTTCTTGATGTAAATGGCGTAACAGTTGGTCCAGTTATCTTCGATACTGATCAAGCTACAACAATCGCTGCTTTAGCTGCTGCTATTTCAGCTCTTGAGAATGTTAACGCAGTCGTATCTGGAGTTAGAGAATTATCAGTAACTAGAACTGATGGTGAAGTTATCGTTGATAATATCGCAGTAACTGCTGGTGCTTCTCAAGCTAACGGTTCAGTTGCTTACTCTGCTGAAAATAAATTCATCGGTGTTGCGATCGCTACTCAAGCAATGGAGCAAAACCTAAGTGGTGAGGCTTTCTATAGCGCAACTCAAACTGTTTCAGTATTAACACGTGGTCGTATCTACGTTTACGTCGAGCAAGATGTAACAGTTAGAGATAGTGTTTTCTTAAGACATACAGCTAATGGCGCTGGACTAGTTCCGGGTCAATTTAGAAAAGATGCTGATTCAAATAATGCAGTCGAAATTAGTGGAGCTAGGTTTATTACCGATGCTGCTGCTGGTTCAGTTGCGGTTTTAGAAATCAACCTACCAAACTAATCGGAGATAAAAAATGACAGACAAAATAAAATCAATAAATTTAGATGATAACCAATCTATCTTTTTCGCACGTGAGCTTGAGTATATCAAATCAAGATCTTACGATATCGAATACCCAATGCTTAAAGCTACTCAAGTTATTCCAGTTTCCACTGAAGCAGGACCGGGTGCTGAAAGTATAACATATCAACAGTTTGATAAATTAGGTATAGCTAAAATTATATCTAACTATGCAGATGATCTACCAAGAGCTGATGTGAAAGGTAAAGAATTCACAGTACCAGTTAGATCAGTTGGTTCATCTTATGGCTATAACGTTCAAGAAATCAGAGCATCACAATTCGCTGGTAAAGGCTTAGAGCAAAGAAGAGCTAACGCAGCTCGTCGTGCTGTTGAGCAAAGAATCAATAACATTGGTTTTTACGGTAGTGAAGAAGATGGTCTTCAAGGTTTCTTTAACAACCCTAACGTAACAAGAGTTGCCGTTGATGAAAACGCTGGCGCTACTTCTACTAAGTGGGCTGATAAAACACCTGATGAAATCTTAGCTGATATGAACAACCTAGTTAATGGTATCGTTGAAATCACTAACGGCGTTGAAGCTCCTAACACTTTATTGTTACCTATCGAGCAATATACTTACATCTCATCAACACCGAGATCAAGTACATCTGATACAACAATACTACAATACTTTTTAACTAACAACCCATTCATCCAAACAGTTGATTGGTTAAATGAATTAAAAGGTGCAGGACTTGGTGCGGGTGCTTTAGCTGCTGGTGAAGATATGATGATTGCATATGATAACAGCCCAGATAAGTTAACATTCGAAATCCCACAACCTTTCGAGCAATTCGCTCCTCAGGAAGATGGTCTTGAATTCAAGATCGCAACTCATGCTAGAGTTAGCTCAGTAATAATTTATTACCCGCTATCATTAGCATTTGCTGAAGGAATCTAATTAGGTTCTTAAACGGTGGGGGCCTAGCCCCCGCTTTTAATAAAGAGGGATATTATGAGATTGAAATCAAACGTTGAACATGTGTTTCGCTGCATGGGAATTAATATTCTTCCCGGCATCAACTATGTAAGCAACAATAAATTCTTCGAGCATCCTGCTGTTAAAGCCCGTATTGAAGAAGGTATGTTCGAAGTCGAAGATAAAGAAATAGACTTAAAAGAACATTCAAGTAAAACAGCTAAGCAATTAATTAAAGACATTCCTGAAATGTTTGATCTTAAGCTGCTTGAAAGAATCAAAGCTAAAGAAAGCAGAGCAACTGTTATCGAAGCTATTGATAAACAAATAAAAAGAATTAAAGCTGAGTAACATAATGAGTATAGATAGCAAGTTAATAATTATAGCACCTGAAATGAAAAGCCTAGATATTGCATTTAGAGCGGAGCTTATTAACATAGCTAAACTACAAGTTAACTTTGGCACTGCTGAAATTAAACAATTAGCAACAGCCTATCTTGCAGCTCATATATATACACTATCTTTAAGAAACGGGGCAAGTGGTTATGTCGCCTCAGAAAAGGAAGGTGACCTATCACGTAACTTCATGAATACAGTGACTGCTGGTTCATATGGTACAACCAGCTATGGTATGGAATTCCAAAGGCTACTGAATATGAATATAATTGGTGCTAGAACAAGGCAGGTAACTAGGTGAGAAAAGTTCGTACTATTGATAAAGGCTGGAATAAAATTAAAAGACAGTTAACTTCTCTTAATGGTAGCTATACGAAAGTAGGAATCCAGTCTGGCGAAGGTACGCCGGGTGAGGCTAGCCTTGCTCAAATAGCAGCCTATAATGAATTTGGTACAGCTGATATTCCTGCACGTCCATTTATGAGAACATCATTTTTAAAGAAGCGTCCGCAATTAGTTCAATTGCAAGAGCAGGAATATTATAAAATAATTCAAATGAGAACAAATACTTCGATGGCACTTGGTCGTATCGGAGCATGGTATGCAGGGCAGGTTCAAGATACGTTAACTAATAATTATTGGACTCCAAATAAACCAGCAACCATTAGAGCAAAAGGTAGTTCCAAACCATTAATCGATACTGGCGAACTAAGAGCAGCCATAACAAATGTGGAGGTTATTAAATGAGTCAATTCAGAACCCCATTTTTAGTAATAAGAAAACAACCGGGATCATATGTTAATGGTCATTGGGTCAATGGTACAGCTGAGCTATTTGAAATCCAAGCCAGCGTGCAGCCAATGAGCGGCAAGGATATGGAGATGCTTCCCGAAGGTAGAAGAGGATCGCAGGCTGTTAAGATATATACTAGCACGCAACTAAGAACAGTTGATGATGCAAACCCAGATGAGGTCCAAGCTTTTGGATCGGCCTTTGAATTAGTAACTGTTGAGCCTTGGCAGTCGAATGTTATATCGCATTATAAATGCATCGGTGTAAGGACCGGACCTTCGAGCCTTGGATTGTTTGCAAGGATCACCGATGATGGTTCGGAACGTATAACAGCAGAAGGTAACTTAAGAATATTCGCAAGTTAGGAGAGAAATATGGCAAAAAGAATTAACGACTTATTAGCAGCAGCATCCGTCCAAGATACTATGCAGTTCGAAACAGACCTGACTGGCACGACTTCTAATAAGGTAACAGCCACCCAGATTAAATCATATGCTGTAAGTGATGTCGAGATTGATATAACCGCATTGCAAGATGATGTCGATTTAATCGAAGGTCAGCTCGGAACTAACATTAATGATATATCTTCACTTCAATCAAGTGTTACCACATTGCAAAATTCTATTAATGGATTGGTGACTTTAATTACTAATCTTGAAAATGAAATCGATGCTCTAGTAATAAGAGTAAATAATATTGAATCTACTTTAGATGATGTTTTAGAGGTTAACTAATGTTTAGCAGCGCAACAATAAAACAAGGTCTATATGATTGGGTAACATCGCAGGCAACAGAAGTTGTCATCTGGATGAATCCTAACGCACCAAGACCACCCGTTCCATATATCGCACTAGACATGGGTGATGCCATGCTACTTGGCTGGGATTATCAAACCGAACCAGATGCTAATGGCGATGCCTCGTTATTTGGCAATCGTGAATTTGAAATGGAAGTTCATTATTACGGCGATGGCGGGCGTGATGTTATGGAAAAGCTTAAGACCAGTCTTCAACAGTTCGATGTCATCTGTCAATTGCAAGAGTCAGGTCTACATTTCGTTGATCGCATGGCTGAAGTTTCCGACACTACTTTGCTAGATACGCTGTGGGAAGAGCGCCGCATCTTGGAGTTGCGTTTTAGAACCTCGAATCAAGGCGTTACCGCACCATCTAAATACCAAGTTGGCTATATCGAAACTGCCGACGTCCAAGGTTCTTATGATGATCACGACTAAATTAAGACATAAATAAAACATAAAGTTTACTAGTTAGTCTGGATTGTAATCTATAAATTGATTTTCAACTCGTAGTACTATAATATTTATAAGAGTCATTAAACTAACGGAGAAGGACTTCTTATGAGTATTCAAGATATTGTAGACGTACAAATTACCAGAGAGACTACCGCTGTATCCCAATTGGGCTTCGGTACTTTCATGATACTGGGTGAGCACACTGTGTTTCCAGAAAGAATTAGATTTTATCAAACCGCTGATAGCATTTTAGATGATGGGTTTTTAGCAACCGATCCAGAATATATTGCAGCTAGTAGCGCACTATCACAAAACCCAAGACCAGTTAGAGTAGCTATCGGCCGCATCGATGCAGGTGATGCTTCCCTAACAGATTCACTAAATGCAGTTTCTCAGGAAAATGATGATTGGTATGGCTTTGCTATTACATCTCGTCTTCAAGCTGATGTAGAAGAAGCAGCCGCATGGACCGAAGCTGAAATTAAAATCTTTGGCAGCGCATCTGATGATGTTGAAATCCTTAACGCATCTTCAACAACTGATATTGGAGCAGTCCTTCAAGCAGCTGGTTATGCTAGAACTTTTGTAATGTACCATGATGAAGCAGCAACAGCTTATCCTGAAGCAGCTTGGTTTGGAATTCAACTTCCGACCGCTCCGGGATCTTCAACTTGGGCGTTCAAAACGTTGGCTGGTATTCCTGTTGTTGACATGTCTTCTACTCAAAGAACAAATGCTTTTAATAAGAATGTAAATACATATGAACTAAGGGGCGGTGTTAACATCACTAAAGATGGTCAAGTTTCATCAGGTGAATATATCGACATTATCCGTGGGGTTGACTGGTTACAAGCTAGAATGACCGAGCGTGTTTATTTGCTATTAACTAACAGTCCGAAGATTCCTTATACAGATGCAGGTGTTGCTATTGTTGAAGCTGAAGTTAGAGCTCAACTAGATGCAGCTATAGCTCAAGGCGTTATTGCAATCGATCCAGCATATACAGTCACAGTTCCTTTAGTAAAAAATATATCAACAAATGATAAAGCTAATCGCTTCTTACCAGACGTAAGATTCGAAGGAACTCTGCAAGGAGCAATACATTCAATAAGAATTCGTGGAATCGTTAGAATATAAAGGAGATAAAAAATGAGCGTAAGAACATATGATGCAGCACAAGTGATCCTTTCAATAGGTGGCGTTAATATCGGAGGATATGCAGACGGTACTTTTATTTCAATTGAAAGAGAAGAGCAAAGCTTTACAAAAGTAGTAGGTGCTGACGGAAAAACAAGTAGAGCTAAATCAAATAACAGGTCTGGTAGTTTAACTATCACGCTGCAGCAAACCAGCCCATCGAATGATGTGATCTCAGGTTTCTTAACTCAAGACGAGTTAACAGCAGATGCAGTCGTGCCGGTTTTAATTAAAGATAACTCAGGTGAGTCAAGATTATTCTCAGCAACTGGATGGGTACAAGGTCTACCTACTATCGAGTATGCTAAAGAAATCTCAACACGTGAGTGGGTAATGGATTTAGCCGATATAGAATTTAACATAGCTGGTAATGCAGCGATTGGCGGAGCAGAGGTATAATAAATGATTGAGAATAAAGAAAGAACTATCAGCGGTAAAAGTTACGTGGTAACT